CCCAAGATTAACATGTTGGTCGGTTACGACCAGATGGGCGACATGGAGAACGTCATGGTCAAGGAGTATGAGCCGTTCATTCTCTCGTATATCGCTACGATGTTCTTTGGCGTGCAGTTCGAGTCTGTGGACAAGCGTCGTCTGAAGGTCATTGAAATCGGCGGTTCTTCCGCTCCTGAACAGGGTGGTGGTGCAGCTGGTGAAGGTGGCCAAGGCTAGACAGTATTTGCCATTCTTGAAATAATAATCTGTGTTCTTCTTTTTTAATGTTCTTCATTTTCTGATTTGTTTTGGGGGAGCCGGTACCTGTGAAGGCTCTGGCTCCCTTTTTTAACACTTAGGAAATGAAACTTTAATCTTTAATTTTTAATTTTTAATCTATATTCATTATGCCTGATTGTTCATCTATACAAAAGTCGCTCGCATGGTGCCAAGGTAAACCTGAGCTTCCTGGCGTGAAGCGTCGTATCTATTATATCTCGAAGTATGACATCTTGAAGTGGCCAAGGCTGCTGCATGATAGTAACGGCCGTCTGCTCAGTGCTGAGTACATAGGCGACTTTACCCTTCGCGCAGATGTGAAGTGGAAGTTTATCGACGTCATGCCAGAGAAGTCACAGCTGACTTCGGAGGCGCAGGGAGAATATCCTTCGCAGACACAGCTGAATAAGCTGGTGGCTGTACATCCAGGGGTGGAGCTAGATGCTACGGCTGCTGCTGCCTACCTGAATAATAACGATAATGTGTTCCTCGTGGAGGATATGCGTGGTGACTATCGTGTCGTGGGCTCTGAAAACTGGCCTACCAAGACTACAGTTACCCAGGACCTGGGACAGGGTGCCACAGGTACAACATCCACCACTATCAACGCAGAGGCTACGGATGAATGCCCAGCGCCTTTCTATTTTGGAGAGATCCTTACTGACGAAGGCACCACAAGCGGCACTAGCAATGGTGGTTCAAACACCGGAGGTAACAACAGTGGAAACACTGGCGGGAACGGCAGTGGAAGCAGTTCTAGCTCGGCGGATCCTACTTACTACGATATTGCACAACTCAATGGACAGAACTACAGCATCAAGAAGGGTGGCACCGCAACCATTACCGGCAACCTGACTTCCATGGCGTTCTCGGGTACAAACATGACATACCTCAGTTACAAGGTTGGTAGCTCAATGCAGACCGAGATTGCCATCAACAGCGCTGGTACATCTGCCACTTGCAATGAAGTTATCTCTGCTCCTAATACGGTAACGATCTATCGTGAGGAAGGTACAGGTGATAACAGAACCACCGTTCTCTGGTTCACCATCAGTCTGATAAAATCGGGCGATTTGGGCCAGAACTGATGGAGCAGTGAGCGCAATGCCGAGCTTGTTCGAACATTGCCGAGTCGCGATATCAGTCGATGAAATCAACTGATGGAGCAGCAAGTGCAATGCCGAGCTTGTTCGAACATTGCCGAGTCGCGATATCAGTCGATGAAATCAACTGATGGAGCAGCAAGTGCAATATTTGATCCTTAACTGAAAACAGTTAATTCTCTACCAATGAGTATGCGCACTCCTATAGATATGGGCGACCTGCTATCAGAGATAGAAGTCCCTGATATCGGGAGTGCGCAGCTTGCTATAAAAGATATTCAGGCAAAGCGCGAGCAAGATTTGTTTGCTGAACAGAAGCGCAAAGGATGGGATAAGACGGTGGAAGCGCGTTGCGACTTCACACCGCGCCCGCGCCTGACTCGCCGCTCTGGGCTGTTCTTTCTATCGTACTGGCAGAAGTCGGTCTATGGACGGACACTGACGGACATCAAAGCTGATGACAGTATGGTGCTGTTCTTTGCTGCTACCATGGTTTCGTTTATCAAGGAGCTGATAGGACCGGACTTGTCGAAGGGCAATTGGTGCATCATCACGACACCTAAACGTAGACACTTGGTGAAGAACTTCGCTACGCGTATTTCTGAGCGGATAGCAGGGGAGCTGAACATCCCGTTTTACGAGGATGTTTGTAGCTGCAGAACCAAGCAGCGAGTAGGGGCTATCTTTGATGTGAACATCGTTCCGAAGGAGCAGAACATCATCTGCTTCGATGATTTTGTGACGACGGGACAGACGCTGCAAGCGATGCAAAGAGCACTTGAACCGTTTAACAAGAACTTACTGTTTCTCAGTGGGATAAACAATAAACTTTAAAGTAACTGTTATAGAATAATTCACCCTAATTTCCAATAATTTCTTTCCATATTAATATGAAACAAGACCCAAAATTTACCGAGCAACTGCAGGACTGGATCAATACACCTGATGACCAGAAGAACTGGGACGAGGGTGCCATTATGCTTCTCCAGTTGTCGGGTAATAAGATTATGTACCGCAACATTTCGGTGAATCCTAAAGGAAAGGCCGAATTCATCAAGGGACAGCTTCAGAAGTACCTGAACTTCCGTCTGCAGCAGCTGACGAAAGACCAGGTGAATGAAATGCAGTCACAGGTTGATGAAATCGTGAAAAAGGTCATTAAACCTGACGTTACCATCAGTTCTGAAGGTTCTGTTGAATCCGCAAAATCCGAAGAATTTGCCGATTTCAAGGCAGGAAAGCGTGCTGACCATGATGAGCTCCCTGCAGAGATTCAGGCGCTCTATGTAGAGAACCTGGATATTGTGCACCGTATGCGTGAACTTCATCTGAAGCTGCGTACACTCAGTTTGGATGACGCTACTTGTCCTGACAGCGAGCGTTACCCGTTCCTGAAGGAAATCATTGCGCTGGATAAGAAGCGCGTTGAGAACTGGGATATCTATGACCATTTCATCATAGGTAGTCCTGTTGTTGGAGGTACTGCAGCCCCAGAACCTGAAGATGAAGGTAAGGCTGATGAAACCGAAGAAACTTCTGTTCATTCCGAAGATTTAATTGAAATAGCTGCTGATACTTCAGATAATCCTGAAGGATTAACCGAAGATGCAGCTGTTAAGGAAGAGGAGCCCGCTCCTGTAGAGGCTAAGCCTAAGAAGGCAAAAGCCACAACAAAGCGTACTGGGAAGAAAACCGCTAAGAAATGAAGCGAACCGCATCAATGGCTGACGTTGTGAAGCCGCTCTCTGAGTGTAGCTCACAAGCCTATCTGTCCAATGCCGTTCAGGTGGCAGACCTGCTTGAATGGATATTGGAACAGGTGGGCACGGCCAAGGTGTGGCAGACTTCATTCTCTATCTCTGAGGAGTTTCTTCGTAGGCTGTTCTTCATCGAGAAGAGTGGGAGAGTGTCCGAGTTCAATTTGGTGCTGGACCATAAGGCTACGAACAAGACGCTGAAGCTATGGTCGTTCATGACTCAGGTAATTCAGCGTACTTTCCTCACTGACAACCATTCGAAGATTCTGCTGGTACAGGCTGAGAGCGGGGCTACCGTCTCAGTCATTACCTCACAGAATCTGACACGTGGTAATCGCCATGAGTCAGCGTTTATCTCCACGGATCCTGGTATATTCGCTACGCTGCACGCAGAGGTTACCGATTTAATCGATAATCACAGCGTTCCGCTTTACGATTTGTTTCGCCAGAGGGTTCAAGGGGAATGAAAGCACTTGGAGTACATGGAATAAAAAAAGGAGGTCCTACATCTGTAGGACACTCCCGCGTGAGCTGGTAGAAATTACCATTGAGGTGTGGCGTTCCCGTGAGTTTGTGCAAATATAGGGTAGATATTTGAAAATTCAAAGTAATAATGGGTAAATTTGAATATTCTGAGGATATTTTAACGCAAATTGAGCAATATGCATCCATTTATCTGAAGATTACAGATATGGCTGTGTTATTCGATATCCCTGCAGAAAAACTGCGGGAGGATATTGCTGACCGTTCCACGGAGGTAAGCAAGCGGTACCACAAGGGAAAGGCTGCTTCTAAGGTGAAGCTGCTGCATCAGGAAATGCAGTTGGCTTATGTGGGTAGTCCGCTGGCTTTGGAGAATGCGCAGAAGAATCTCATGGATATGGAGGATGATGAATAAAAACTGATTTTATTTTGGTTTTTTATACTCTTATTCGTAACTTTGCAGTCTGTATATAGATTATCTAAGATGAAATCAACGAAAATACTGGGCTGGCTGGTTATGGCCGCAGCCCTCACATTCACAGGGTGTTCAGTTAATGACAACACGGTTGAAGGACCGATGGAGCCACCACAGACACAGACGGGGAATACCATCGACCTGTCAATGCTCACAGGTGACTACGTGGCTCAGAATGGTGACGTGCTGACGGACACGCTCTCGGGCTTCTACAAGATTTCGATTGCTCCAGGGGCCACTGTGACGCTCGGCGGGGTAACGATTCCTGGACGCGCGACCGATGGGAATATCACGCCGTGGGCGGGCATCACCTGCCTGGGCGACGCCACCATCGTGCTGGCCGACGGCACAGAGAACTACGTGAAGGGATACTGCTGCCGCTATCCGGGCATCCAGGCCGGACCGGCTGGCGAAACGAAGGCCGAGAACACGACTTTGACCATCCGCGGCACAGGCACGCTGACGGTGAAAACGTGTATGGATGACAATGACGGCTCTGCGGGCATCGGCAGCGGCTTTAATCAGACGGTGGGCAACATCACGATTGAGGGTGGCACCATCACTGCCATTGGCGGATATTTTGCTGCTGGCATTGGCAGCGGAAGGGCCCATTATGGAACCGCCTCCTGTGGCGACATCACCATCATGGGTGGCACCATCACGGCCATGGGCGACCAACATGGCGCTGGCATAGGCACCGGCTCAGATGCTTCCTGCGGCGACATCACCATCGGCGGCACGGCATCAGGCAGGGCCATACGCGGCAACTTCATTCCGGTAAACATCGGTGCTGGCACTGGCGGTACGTGCGGCTCGGTAAGCGTGGCCGACGGAACCATCAACAACCTCGCCACATGCCGGTTCACCGTGAAATACTACCAGTACAAGCCCGAGGGCTATATGGCGACGCCAGCCTACAACGTGAATGCCAACTTGATTCAAGTAACTATAGGCAGTGAGATTTACAAAGCCTGGGGCACGTTCACCGACGGCAGCACGGTGAGTATACAGTTGAGTGCAGCCACCGAAGCCGACCTGACCATTACTTCGCCCGATACGGGCTTCGACAGCGACCCATATACGGGCACGAATCCGCAGCCAAAGGCAACATTCTCCTGCAAGCTGACGGGCAAGAACATCACAAAGGGCGCAGACTTTGGCACGGTGAACCTGGTGATGCAGTAAACAATAGACCTGTCTTTTCAGGCTTCCAGTCATATAGGTATCTTTGCAATCAAATTGCAAGGATACTTTTTTTATGCCTTTACCATCAATCATAGACATAGCCCGAGCTGACCTCTACACCCAGCGTGAAGACCTAGAGGCCAAATACGCTATCACACAGGTTGAGCACATTCTGCGCCTGCGTGATATGGTGGCGTGGTGCATCTCGAACTGTGACGCTAAAGACCGCCAGTTCGTGGATGAAATCATGCAGCGTTACGGCATCTCCAAGGTCACTGCCTACGCCGACCTGAAAATCGTGAAGTCTCTGCTTCCGAACTTGAGCGAGGCTTCACGGGATTATCATCGTTGGCGCTATAACGAAATGATACTGGAAACGTACCAGATGGCGAAGAAACGTAAGGATACGAAGACGATGGAGAAAGCGGCAACCTCGTATGCGAAGTACAACCGCATCGATGTGGAGGACGAAACAGCTGTACCATACCACATGATTGTGGTGCAGCCTTTCTTCCCAACGACAGACCCGCGTGTCGTTGGTATCAATCCTGTGCCTAACATCGATGAGCGTATCAAGAAGCTCACCAAAGAACTGGGTGCTTCTAATCCTGATACGCTGAATATCGAGTACGAGGAAGCCGACATGAACTTTGAAGAGATATTTGACGAGCACAAGGATGAGCCAGAACAAGATTGATACGTCCACTTGGGATGCGGAAGCCAAGCTTCATGAGAAGCGTGTGTACTTTAACAAGCCACAGCTCATGGCTCAGTATATCGGTGCCAAGACAACAGTCATTGTCGCTGGGCGTCGTACTGGTAAGACGGACTCTATCGCCTCGCCATTCGTACTGCGTAATATGCAGCGAATGCCAGGCAGTACTGGCGGTATCGTGGTACCAACATTCAAGCATGGTCTCACGAACACCATCCCTGGACTTTTGGCTGCATGGAAGCGCTGGGGCTATCTCAACGGCATCCACTATGTGGTGGGCCGTAAGCCGCCAAAGTCATTTGGCAAGCCGATTACTGAGCCTGCTGACTATGAACACGTCATCACGTTCTATAATGGTTCTATTGCGGTCATCATCTCTCAGGACCGACCTGGTTCTTCTAACTCTCTGACGCTTTCGTGGCTTCTCATTGACGAGGCCAAGTTCATTGACTACAACAAGCTGAAGGACGAGACGCTGCCTGCTAATGGTGGTATTCGCTCGTATTTCGGCCATCATTCGTTTAATCATGCGATGATGGTACTCTCTGATATGCCCCAGACACAGAAGGGCTCCTGGTTCCTGCATTATCGGGAGAAAATGGATCCCCAACTCATCGAGACGATTCAGGGTACCATCTATAAGATTTGGGAAACGAAGGAGCGGATAGCTCGTCTGAAAGAGCAGCACCAGCCCATTCCTCAGTACCTGAAGGGCTACCTGAAATGGCTCGACCAGTCGCTAAACAAGATGCGCTCAGTGGCGGTGTACTATAAGGAGTATAGCACCATTGAGAACTTGCAGCTGCTGGGTGAAGAGTACCTGCGACAGATGAAGCGTGACTTGACACCTAAGACGTTCCAGACCTCAATCCTTTGTCAGCGTATCGGCATCACACACGACGGTTTCTACTCGTCGATGCAGGAGCATCACAAGTATGATGCCTCGAACTTTGCGTATCTGGACGAGCTGGGCTACGACAAGATTCTTAAAGAGACGAGCCAGCAGAACTATGACATCAAAGCAGCGTCGCAGTTCAGCACGATTGGGGGATGTTTGGACTCCAGGGCCGATGAGGACGTGAACCCTTTGGCCCCAATATGTATTGGCATGGACTACAATGCCAATATCAACTGGATAGTTGCTGGTCAGCCGTCAGGAAACCGCCTGAACGTCCTAAAGTCTTTCTACGTCAAGTTCGAGCGTAAGATTCCTGCCTTGGTCGATGATTTCTGTGCGTACTACGCCTATCATCAGAACAAGACGGTCATCTTCTACTACGATGCCACGGCGCTTGGCTCGAACTATGCCGTGAACGACCAGGACTTCCGCTATGTCGTCGTCCATGAGTTTGAGCGCCACGGGTGGCAGGTACAGGATGTGTATCTGGGTAATCCCATGCGACATGATGAGAAGTATCTGCTCATCAATCAGGGCTTTGCGGGTAAACAGCGCTTGATGCCGTTCTTCAATCGTCAGAACAATGATGATTTGATACTGGCCATCCAGTCGGCTGGGGTAGAGCGGGGGAGAAATGGCTTCCATAAGAACAAGTCCATGGAGAAGCAGCCTGAGTCTGAAGAGGACTTGCTGGAGCATCGTACAGACGGCACGGATGCTTTTGACACGTTATATATTGGCTGTGAGAAGTTCCCGCAACACGACGTATACCCAATTGCTTTGGGCGGTGTTCTTTAAATATTCCTAATGAATAGTGGTATTTCAAAGTTTATTTCGTACCTTTGTGGCTCAAACGATAAAAGAATCAGATATGAGACCACCAATTTACGATGCCAACGATGTACTGGAGTTTGCGGAAATGCAGGAGAAAACAAATGTAGCTGCAGAGGAGCTGGAAGAGGCTTTCTTGGAGATACAGCAGAACCACATGCTGAGCAAGCGCGAAGTGCTGTTCACGCTGGCTCGCGTGGTTGACTCGTTCATTCGCATGGAAGAAGACTACGAGCTCGATGAAAGCAAGCGCATCGATGCCGAAGCCATCTTCAACGACTATTACATAGCTTGCCGCGATCTCGAAGACGGAAGTGATAATGAAGATTTTGTGCCTTCCCAAGGAGGCAACTAA